CATTACGCTAACGAGTCACGCTATCAGTACATGATACTGCCAGTAGACTATGATGAATTACAAGGAGATCTCTTTGATTAACTGGATAAACACCCTTATAGGGAGAGGCAATCGCCCAATGGATGACAAAGTACCCAAGTATTTTACGGGTAGAACCAAAGACGTTATCATATGTTCTAAGTGTTATAACGAACACTGGGGCGGCGTCTTTGATTATAAAGAAAAAGAGTTTGTATGTCCTGTATGTGCAAACGGAAAGGATACTGATGAAACTAACGTTTGATATTGAGACCGATGGCATTGAAGCAACTAAAGTTTGGTGCATTGTAGCTCAAGACGTTGACACAAAGAAAATCTATAAGTGGAGACCGGATGATATCGAGTCTGGTCTTGCTTTCCTAATGAATGCAGAAGCATTAATAGGTCATAACATTATTGGCTATGACTTAGCTGTACTCGAAGGGTTATATGGTGTTGATTTACTTAGTAAAAAGACATATGACACCTGGATTATGAGTCAGGTATTGAACTATAAGAGACCACATAAGCATGGTCTTGGTGGCTGGGGTGAACACCTTGGTTACAACAAACTAGAGTTCGATAACTGGTCTGAGTTCAGTGAAGAGATGCTTACGTATTGTGTAAGAGACGTTGAACTTAACACACGAGTGTATGAACTACTGCTCGCTGAGTTCAAAGATCAGGTCTCGACTAAGCCTATGCTAGCTAATGGCATGAGAGCAGAACATGATGCAGCTGTATTCGAAGCTAGAGTAAGAATGAATGGTTGGTTGTTTGATCTTGATTCAGCTGGTAGACTGCTTAAAGAAATGTCTAGCGAGCTATCAGAGATTGAATCACGGATTCACCCTCAACTACCTGAAATGACTATCATGGTAGACAAACAACCTAAGAAAGCTAAGTATACGAAGGCCGGTAAGTTTACTGCAGTGACTAAGCGATTACTCACTGAGTATCTTGACGGAGAAGAACCAGACGAAATGGAGTGGCCACCTGAAAAAGAATTTCAGCGTAGTTACGTTACACAAGTAACTCTAAGCAACATGGAAGAGGTTAAAGAATGGCTGTATACAATAGGCTGGAAGCCCGATGATTGGAACTACAAGAAGGTCGGATACGAGTTTCATAAAGTCAGCCCGAAACTCACATCAACGTCACTTGCTTTACTCGGTGAGGTCGGCAAAGATATCGATCGATACTACACGACGCGATCGAGACGGTCTATACTCGAAGGCTGGATTGCAACGTCTAAGGGCAACAGGCTACATGGACGAATGTGGGTTATCGGTACGCCAACCTATCGAGCCAGACACGAAGTAATCACTAACCTACCTAGTGTTGACGCTGCATGGGGTAAGGAGATGCGTAGTCTCTTTATCTGTGAGGACGGATACAAAGTAGTAGGTGCTGACTCAGCCGGTAATCAAATGAGAGCATTGTGTCACTACATAGGTGACGATGCATTCACCAAGGAGGTTACAAGTGGTGACATTCATTCCTATAACGCCAACATTCTGGGATGTGATCGTGGTGCTGCTAAAAGGTGGCTTTACGCTTATCTTTTTGGTGGCGGTGGTAAGAAGCTCGGTACTATTCTTACAGGTAAACCGAATGCTACGTCAGGGGATGCTTCCAAAAAGAAATATCAATCAGCAATTCCTGGACTTGGAAAGCTCAAATCGAAGCTGGATCAGATATATCAGCAGACTAACCACGGTTATGGTAATGCATTTATTCCTGGCCTTGATGGTCGCCGTGTGTATGTTGGTTCTGCTCATCAGGCCTTAAACTATCTACTACAATCAGCAGAGGCTATCACTTGTAAGGCAGCTGTTGGTTATGCCATGCATAAAATACGAGAAGAAGGCTTGGATGCCTATCCGGTTATCTTCTATCACGATGAGATGGCATGGGTTGCTAAAGAAAGTGACGCAGCTAGAGTACTAGAGATCTGTGTTGAGTCATTTAAAGAAGCACCTAAACAATTCAATGTGCAGTGTATGGATGGCGATGGTGTCATTGGTAGCTGCTACGCAGACGTTCATTAGAAAGGAAACGTTATGGGTAAGATGAAAGATCACCTTATAGGACTTGAAGAATACTTCTGGTATATGGCAAATCAAACCGTATCTGGTTGTGAAAACGTAGAAGACTTTGTATCAGAGATGTCTGAGTATAAACAGTATCTACCACTATTAGATGACTCTGAATTCACTGAAGTAGTAGTAGATGCTTTCAATCACTACTGGGAAGAGAAAGGACACGCATAATGTTAGCGATAGTAGACACTGACAGCTGCATCTATCAAGCAGCATGGCAGCAAGAGTCTGTCGAATCAGCGTTAAGTAATTATAAACATTTAATAAATCAGAACTGGATAACACCAGTCTGGGCTGATGAACACGTTGCTTACTGCGGAGGTAAAGATAACTTTCGCCATAAGCTTTGCCCTAACTATAAGGCTAATCGTAAGGATCCACCGGATGATGCTAAGTTCTTTCGTCCACTAATGGAGCGTATTGTCGAGGAAGGCTTAGCTATACCTTCAAATGGTATGGAGGCTGATGACATGGTACGTATTAAAGCTACTGAGTGTGCATCACTCAACGTAGACTTTACTATAGTACATATCGATAAGGATCTTGATTGTATTCCGGGGAAACATTACAACCCTCATAAGGAGACCTTCTATGAGATTGATGTTGACGCAGCTGATCTGTTTTATTGGACTCAAATGCTGAAGGGTGATCCAACCGATAACCTTCCAGGGCTACCTAAGATCGGACCAAAGAAAGCAGAAAAGATGCTTAAGGGTGTACCGTTAGGTAGACGTAAACAGAGAGTACTTGCTGCATACAGAGCTAAATACGGTCGAGTTGACTGGAAAGAAAAGCTATTGGAAACAGCAAACGGTATTCATATTTTAAGGAGTCATAATGACTACTTCTCGATTTAACAACCATGAACGTTGGCATAACGTACAGGTTGAACGTGTTACTCAGTTCGATAATCACGACTGGTGTGGCATTATCACAAAAGAACACGGTGAAATACGGTGTAAGCGTAGAAATAAGAAACGCTTTAAACTAAAGAAGGGATTTAAAGGTCCAATCACTGTTTTCTTTTATCAAGGTAAAACACCAACGATTGCTGACGATCCTCGGGGTCACATTGAAGTAGAAAGTCACTGGACTATTCTTAATCCAGAGGTCTTTGATGAATCACATCATGGCTTTCTTTATATCATCACGGATAAACGTAATGATAGACGCTATATCGGCGTTAAAACACTACATACTAGCTGGAAGGGCTATACTAGTTCTTCCTCAGAACTCAACGAAGAAATAACTAAAGCAGGTAAAGAGAACTTTACTTTCAATATCTTGTTCTCTTGCCCAATGAAAGGTGATCTTAGTTATATGGAAGCCTATATGATTATGATCACACATGCCCTATGCTCTGATGAGTGGTATAATAAATGGGTGCATGAAATTAGGTTTAAACCCGCAATGAAGGATATGGAGAGACAAATTGAAATCGCCAAAGACTATTCGCAACCCCTACCACAATGACATTAGAAAGTATAAGGTTATTCCTAATGAACGTGCAGAGGTAACTGAAGAAGATTGGGATGAAGATCTAATCGATCTATTCAATAACAAGCAGCAGAAAGCTGAAAAGATTATAAAGTCAGATAGAGCTAGAAACCGAAGGAAGGAAGCTCGATATGCCAAAGAAGATAGAATATACGGAAAGTAAAGAAATAGGTAAGACAGCTTGTCCCGCTTGTCCTTCAAGCGATGGCTTTGCTGTATACGATGATGGACACGGTTACTGCTATGTATGTAACCACTATGAAAAAGAAATCGGAAAGGAAGAGGAAATGCCTCTTGATACTAACACACCTAGCCTTGAGCTATTTGAAGCAAACCTCGGCGATTGTCGTGGTGTACAAGACCGTAGAATAACTAAGACTATTGCAGAACACTACGGTGTTCGTGTTAACTATGATAGTGACCGCAATATTATTGCTTATAACTATCCTTATTATGCGGATACACATCACCCCATTGCCTACAAAACAAGAACACTACCTAAACAATTTAAAACAGTAGGAGACTTTAAAGATGTTTGGCCTTTCGGCGTTCACGCTTTTCATGCGGGAGGAAAGAGACTTGTCATTACTGAAGGCGAGTTCGATGCGATGGCGGTCGCGCAAGCTTCGTATGACCACTATAATAAAATCTATCCTGTCATCTCGGTAGCAAGTGCTTCTAACCTCAAGAGTCTTCTTCATGCTCGGACATGGATTAGATCCTTTGAGGAAGTTGTTCTATTCTTTGACAATGATACTGCAGGACAAAAGGCTATTAAAGATGCCGCTAATATTATTGGTATCGATAAAGTAAAGATAGCTTCCTTAGGTAGCGTAGCTAAAGATCCCTGTGAGTTATACGTAGCTGCAGGTAAAGACGGTGTTATGCGTGCTGTATGGGATGCACAACCCTATAGTCCAGCGGGTATTGTGGTAGGCCATGAACCTGTATGGGAACAATACCTAGCTCGACAAGCTACTGAGTCAGTTCCTTATCCAGATTGCTTAGACGGTATCAATGAGAAGACTAAAGGTATGCGCTTCGGTGAGATAACCTTGTTTACTTCTGGTACTGGCAGCGGAAAAAGTACTGTCATTAAAGAAATTGTACTTGACTTATTAGATAAAACTAGTTATAAGGTAGGTATGATCTCTCTTGAAGAGAGTATTGGCGATACCGCAGAGAAGTTTATTCAGATGAAACTTAAACAAAACCTGCAAGAGTTCGATGTACCACTCGATATACAGGAAGCAGCATCAAAGGAGGTGTTTGGTAGTGAACGGCTTGTATTGCTTGATCACCAGGGTTCTGTTGGTGATGAGTCACTCATTGATAAGATTGAGTATATGGCTCTTATGGGTTGTAAGTATCTTATTCTCGATCACATTACGATTGCAGTATCAGAGGGCGCAGAAGGTTACTCTGGCAATGAGGCTATCGACAAGGTTATGTCAGACCTACTTAAGATTACTAAGAAGCATGACATCTGGCTTGGAGTTATATCTCATCTACGGAAAGTACAGGGCGGCGGTACCACATTCGAGCAAGGTAAGTTACCTAGCATGGATGATATCAAAGGCTCTGGATCCATCAAGCAAATCTCTTTCGATATTATCGGGTTCTCTAGAGATATGGCTAATGAAAATGAAGAAGTTAGAAATACTATTGAGTTCATCGTACTCAAGAGCCGCTTTTCTGGTAAGACAGGACCAGCGGGTTCGGTTAAATACAACCATGAGACTACGCGGTTAGAATATAATAACAATAACATTGACTTTGAGGTGCTACCATGAGCGAGACTGCTTTATATCATCAAATAGGTTTACTTCAACAAGAACTTGCTCATGCAAAAGAAATCATTGAAAGTCTTACTACGGAACGTAATAAGTTTCGTAGTCAGGCTATGATGAGGGCAAATAAAATAGAGACATTATCAAATGAGATCAATAGTATTTATACGAAACAAGAGTATATCCCCTAGTCAAGACATTATTAAGCTATTAAATAGTCTTAGATCAAGGGGTACTGAGCCTATTGACTGGCACTATGATAACAACCATATAACATTCAGAGTAGAGGATGAAAATCATGGCGAAGAAAGCAGATAATAGTAGGGATTACTTCCTTCTTAAACCACGCAAGCAGCGAACCTTCACAGGAAAGAAATATGCAGGACGTAAAAAGTATCGAGGACAAGGTCGATAACTACAAAGGTTTTATTACCATGACAATAAAGGAAGAACGATATGATACACTCTATATGGACATCGCTAAGCGAGTTGCTCAAATGTCTTACGACAGCGACACGCAAGTTGGTGCAGTCATCGTTAAAGATGGCAACATTATCTCAATGGGCTGGAACGGTACTCCAAGCGGCTTTGACAATAACTGTAAACACCCTGAAACGGGTATCACTTTATCTACTGTTATTCATGCTGAAGCTAATGCAATCTGTAAGCTTGCTCGTACTAGCGGTGCTGGATTG